CTAACAGTTCCTGAAGAAATTACAACCTGATTTCCAGTAGCTGCAATCGTCGCTCCAGCACTCACTATAACGGTACCTGTGCCTAAAGTAACTTGAGAACCCGTAGGACTTAAATTAGCGTCTCCTGAAATAGTTAAAGTTCCAAATCCTAATGTAACTTGAGATCCAGTAGGATCTTCGACAATTGAATCAGCCGTAATACCAGGGTTTCCAATACTAATAGTTAACGCATTCTTAGTAGCTGAAATCGTTACACTATTGTCTGGGCCCGACGTAGAAATCGGTAATTCTGCAAATGAAGCAATTCCTAATAACATATATAATCCTTAAAAGGAGACAGTGGTGGTATGGTGGTACCCACTGCCTCCATCTAAGAACTATATCACCCTTTAAACCAAGATGGAAGACCTAAATGAAGACGTTTATCAAACTTGTTTTGTTCTGCTTTTTTAGAAAGTTGGTTATAATGTAGAAAGACTTGAGCACAATCTTTACCTTCAAAAGCATATCTCCAATGCTCTACTTCACAACCCGAATAAATAAGCATATCTCCGGGTTTTAAATCTACTTTAATTCCTTTAGCATCACTTTCTGCCGTTATTTTTTTACCATCCGGCATTCCAACATTTTCATTTGGACTTAAATAAATAGGCCATGGATCTCCACCCAAATTTAAAGTTGTAGAAATCTCACAACTAAATCTGTCTTTGTGTCTTTTTAAAATATCTCCTTTTTTATAGATTCTTGCATATGAATAAGTAGGAGTTAATTTTAATCCTGTGTGTTTTTCCATTGCTGGCTGAACCCAAGTTAACAGAGTTTCCATTGCAATGTCGGCATAATGAGAATACGTTTCAGGAACTTGTTTATCATTCCACACTCCCCATTCTTCGGTAAACTGAGAAATATATCTATCATCAAAAAATCTTCGTGCTACTTTTCTTTTTAACATAAAGTATTGAAATACAAATTTTGCTAATTGTGGACTTATAGCTTTTTTTAAAACAGTATATTTATTTTTTTGGAAGGTCATTTTTTTTCTCCGAGTTATATCCTGATATAGCTTTTGGAACTGCTTGTATGTTCCAATGTATAAATCTAAATGGTTCTAATCCTAAATCAAAAGGATATTGATGAGGAGTATAACCAGGAATAAGTATCATAGTTCCAGGCTGTACTTTATAATGAACAGCATCATTAGCAAAAGAAATTTTACTTGGATTTTTTTGTGGAAGCTTTGTCATCATAGCTGCTGGTCGCGGATCATGTAAAACAGGTAAGGTTGTATTTTCACTACATTTTAAAAAATAAAATCCTGAAACATGTTGATTCCAATGAACATGAGTATTGTGATGACCGCCTCCGCGTTTTGCAAACTCTTGCACCCAACATTCTGTAAAATGTAAAGTGTGATTTTTTAAATCAAACCCACACCAATCTAAAAACTCATAAGAACGTTGACCACAAAAATCTACAAATTGTTTTGCCTTAGGGTCACCATTAAAAGATTCACTATGATTTGACATACCTAAATCTCCTATATTTTTTTTTAATTTTTTATCTCTTTCTTTTATGGTTTTACTCATTATTTCTTTATGAGTTTTTTTTAAATAACCATCACTTAATTTTAACATTAATTTTAAAAAAGTTGAGCATTGTGCACTCCATACGGGAGTACTAAAATATGCTGCACTAGTAAATTTAACATCTTCGAGTGGGGTTGTTTTACTTCCGCTTGCGCCTTCTTTCATGTTTCTCCTTTATTTAAATGGATAGCCTAGACTCCAAATCACTAGACTATTCCTGGTTCCTTTTAGTACTGGTTTGACTCTATGCCATACAAAAGAAGGAAATACAACCAAAGAGCCTTTTGGTAATATTTCTGTGCATGTTCTAATGTTGGGTTTTTTATCAGGATCTTCATTTCTAAAATCAAATTCAAGTTCTCCACCTTTATACTCTTTTGGATCTGTTAAAGAAACAGTTACTGATAATTTTCTAATTTTACCTTTTGTTGGGCCTTCTTCCATGTAAGGTTTTTCCCAACTATCACAATGCCAATCATAGTATTGTCCTTTTTTATATATTGTAAATTGACAAGACTCTGACCAATCCCAATTAAAGTTCCAACCTGCATTTTTATTTGCCATTGTAACATAAGGTTGGATTTCTTTATAAATCCATTGGTCATTCATCCAAACAATATTTGAATCTCTTTTCTTTTTTAAATCTTTTAATTCTTCTTGACTTAATGGATTAGCTTTTAAATCTCTGTCTCTACCGTAACCTCCTGTGATAGCTTGTAGTTCTCTTTGTTTTTCTGCTTTACCGTATTGTATAATCATATCACAAATTCTAGGTGGAATAGCGCTTTGAAAATAATAATAATAATTGGTTATATTCATTGGTTATATTTAAAGTTAAAAGAAATAGAAATTCTTTCTTTGGTATTATTTTGACTGGGTTCAACATAATGACTTAACCAGCTTGGAAATAAATAAAATCGTAAAGGCGTACTTACAACCGTCCAACGTGAAGAAGTATAAGCTGTAAAATCTTTTACCGATTCTGTTCCCCAATCATAATCTAACATTTTTCCTACCGGATTTAAAAAAGTTAGGTTACCGGACTCTTCAGGAACCTGTAAATAAAAAACTCCAGATAATTGTGAATTAGGATGAACATGCACAACATTATAATCATTTTTTTTATTAATATTAGCCCAAATGTTTCCTAATTTTATGGGAGTTTTTAAAGAAAGATGTTTAGCAAACATATGAGCATTTGCATTTAAAACATTAATTAATTCAAGATTAAAATCATGAGATAAAAAAGATTGCCATCCTCCTTCATTACTTTTAACGGTTCCTTTAGGATTTTTCTTTTGTAATTGTTTAATTTTTTTAATCATAGGTTGTGGATCCAAATATAATTTGTCAGTAAACATAGGAGTTTTAAATAAATCAACAACCGGCATTTAAATATAATCATAAGTTACGGTATGAATAATACTTAATTGCTTCGGACTATTATTTATAACCATGTATTTTTGTGTGCTTGGAAACATTAACCAAAAGTTATTTTTTAGTTCATAATTCCAAGTTCTATTTTTTCTACGATTATCATCAAATTCTATTATAACCTTATTTGATTTTTCTATATCTACTCCATATAGAAAAGTATAATCAGGTGAATTACGTAGATCTACTGGATCAATGTTGTTTCTTAGAATAGAACTTTCTTTAGGCTCATAAACATTTATCCATTCATCTTTTTGAATAAGATTTTTTCTAAAATCAGCACTAAAATGATCTCGTACATAATCTTTTATACGTACATTTTCGCCAGAATGATTTGCGATATAATCCTTATAATCATAATGGTGATAATCTTTTTTTTGGAATCTAGAGTCTTTTAAATATGCTTCAATAAAAAAATTTTTAAGAGATTCACGATCAATCTCAAATTTTGGTGGCATTTTAATTTCGCCCCAATAAAAATCTATTTCCGATAATACTTTCTTTTGCATACCTATAAGGTATGTAATTTAATTTAATAGAAATGTCAATGTTATTAAAAAGAATTGATCTAGATCAATTATCTAGCGTTTTTATCCCAAGCTTGGGTATCTTCATTCCAATCATAACGATGAGAATATTCTTCATCGCCACTTAACGCAGGAGCATCACCAATTGGTGATTGCCATCTAGCTTCATCGGTATTCATAACCCAACTAGCATATGGTTTTTTAGGAGTAAAAATATCATAATCTTCATCATAATACATTCCAATACCCGCATAATTTCCCCTTAATGCTTTTGAATCATCTCCAGAACTATGCTTATTTTTTCTTGTATTATAAGATGTTTTTTTCCAAAGAGGCCAACCATGAATTCTTTCTAAGAATTGTCTGCCTACTTCTTCGTCTTCAATACCATCAGCATTTAAGCAGTCACTATCATTCACAACGTGAACTCCAATAACTTTATTATTTGCTCCTAATTTTGCGTAATGTGCCATAATGTTTCTCCTTATATTATACTTATTTTAAAAAGTAAATCCATAATTATTTACTGATATCTATATCTAATCATTACAATTCCAGAGCCACCAACACCAATACAAGCTGGTGAATTTGCTACTCCGCCTGTTCCTCCACCCATATTTGTACTTCCATTCTCTGCATTTATGGTTGGTGCAGGACCGCCTTGTCCTCCATTTCCACCACCTCCGGCGCCACCACAACCTTTTGTATTAGGACTAGAACCTACAGATCCACCGCCACCACCACCAGAAAAATATCTTGTATTAGAAACGGGTCCAGCCTCACCATAACTAGGAGCTGTTGGACCTATAAATCCATCAGGAATATAAGAACCTACTCCTCCATCACCACCGCCGCCTGGTGCACCGTTAGCACCTGATGCGCCTGCTCCGCCACCACCTCCGGCAGCTCTGTGTACTGGATTTGAACCAGGACCCATCGCACCTGTACCTGATCCACCAGCCATTCCTTGAACTGGACTTGTTGGTGGTGTATTACCTGCTCCACCTGCCGCACAGTTTGTTCCGCCACCACCACCTGAACCTCCTGCAGCGCCTGCTATACCTGGATATTGACCTCCGCCCCCACCACCTGCTGAAGTAATTGTACTAAAAGTTGAAACACCTCCACTACAACCAACCCCACAACCTGCTGGAGCTAATCTTCTAGCTCCTCCGCCTCCTACTGCAATGGTATAAGGGGATGCTGAAACTGTTACTCCCGCAGGAGCCACTAATGGACTACCTGCTGGACTTAATGCTGAAAAATATCTAAATCCACCTGCCCCCGCACCACCACCACAAGGTCCGGATAAACTTCCTCCACCACCGCCTGCTACAACTAAATATTCAACTACGTTATCTGAAGCAGTTGTTGCAATTGCACTTACACAAAAAGTACCAGCACCTGTAAAAATATGAGTTTTATAATTTCCACAAGTTACAATAGCATTTCCACCTGTGGCAGTTACATATGTAGTTCCTTGAACCGTTGCATCTGTTTGAACATTCATCCAACCTTGTGTGCCATCTACATATACTAAACTTACTGTTTGACCTTCGGTATTTAAACTAGCGTCTAAACATAAACCAAAAATTTTTGAACCACCTCTACCTACTGTTACTTTATTGTTATCCCAAGTGTTTTTATAATCTTTTAATGAAACAATATCTCCTGCTGTAGGACTTGAAGGTAAGGTAACAGTTACGGCGCCTCCACAAGTATTAATAAAATATCCTTTTCCTGAAGTGGCTGTTAAAGGGCTTGTTTTTGCAGTAGTACACCAGTCAACTGTTCCGGTTCTACCAAAACCTGTTTGTGAAGCACCAGTGCCTAATGCAATTGTGTCTCCACTTTCTCCTAAAGTGACTGTAGTCCCTGATCTGGGTGCGACTGTATTAACTTTAATTTTACTCATTAAACGATTACCACCGTTCCTGTTATTGTAACTGTACCCGGTAAAGTAATAGGTCCTGCAAGAACTGCATTCTCTACTGTTTGAGTCCCATCAATCGTTGCCGCTTGATTAGGTATAAATTCATTAGGGCTATACTGCCCTCCTATATATTGGATTCCATTAATTGTTGCCGTCATAATTCCTCCTATGAACTAATTGTATCGATGTATGATACACAAACATCTAGTGAACTTGCTGTATCACTAACTGCTTCTAATACATCACCACTAGCCATAACAATCTTAGCGCCACCTTGAATTAATTCAATAGCTGAATTTGGTGGAATCACAACTCCTTTTGCTAAAAAGTAGTCGGCTCCGCCTTTTGCAATTTTAACATCAATTGTAATAGTTGTGGTTAAAATATTACAGCATCTAATACCTATAACTGCATCATAATCTCCGCCTGTATGGAGAGTAGTGTCGCCTGTTCCGATTGTTCTTACTAAACTGTTTCTAAAATCTTGTGCCATATTTTATCCTTATATCAGAGAGCTACCGCCATAGCAATCGCAAAACCTTGTCCCGCTGCGTTAACCGTATTTCCACTTGCATCTAAATAAACTGATTTAGAAGCAGGTAGTGTACAGAATACATCTTTAGTACCCGAACCAAAATCAACAACTGCATCTGAATTAGAACTACTAATAATTGTAGTTCTTTGAAGATTAGTTGTTGTGTTTAAAGTACCCAAACCAACTTCCCACTCTGTTGTACCTTGATTAAAAATACAATAATAAGTGGTATTGCTAGTTCCGATTCCTGCTGCAAAAGTATCAAAACCAGTAGCAGCTGTTCCAGAAATAGCAAAAGTTGTTTGACTATTTCCTGTCGCCGTACTAGTTGTTTTTACTCTATCATTTATTACTAAAGCCATTTATTCTCCTTAGGCCATACTAATTATAGCATTACTCGGTGTCGCTGGATCTGGAAAAGTAATTTTAAATGTACCATTAGTACAAGTTTTCGCTCCGCCAAAATCTAAAACCACACATAATCTATTCGCAAGCGAATCTACAGTCGTACT